AAGAAAGGTGTGGCTAAATATCGTAGAGATAATCCTGGAAGTAAACTAAAGACTGCTGTCACTGAATCAAATCCTAAAGGTAAACGTGCTAAGAGACGCGCAAGTTATTGCGCTAGATCAGCAGGACAAATGAAAAAGTTTCCCAAAGCAGCTAAGAATCCTAATTCAAGATTACGTCAAGCAAGGAGACGTTGGAGGTGCTAACAAAGGAGGTGCATCATTTCATATTTAATTAGTAATATACCACACTTTAAATGTTGGGTACGTAAAGAGTTTACACATAACCATCAAGAATATCAAGGAGAATATTTACACGGTTTAGCCATAGCAGTAAATACAATTCCAGATCGATGTCTTAGTTTTCAAGTTGTATTTACAGGTATTGATGAAGAAGAAAATATACATGGTGGAGCAATGTGGGCTAGAATGCCTATTACAGCTTTAATAGCAGATGAAGTTTTAGAAGAAATGCCAGACAGAATGGATACTCATCTAGCTCAACCTTGGGATTGCTCATCAAGAAATCATGCTATAATTGTAATGGATAGAGTTAGCTCAAGTCCTTGGTTATGTAAAATTCATGGAGAATTTTTTAAAGCTCGCTATATGTTTACCATAGATTATACTGATAGTTACATAAGCGATGATCCAGCACAACATAAACAAAGTCACGTATTACAATTAATTGATGCAGATAAATGGACAGGTAATATTGTAGCATTACCTAACAACAGAGTCAGAGTTACAAATCCTGCATTGTGGGTAACAGGAGAAGGCGCTCCAGACTTTGCACCAAGTCAGTATATACATTCATCAGAGATACATGATAGTTATACTGATCCACACATAACTTTTAATAATTTATATCAGGAGGATAATGATGCGTAAAAAAACTAAATACATGTCTAAAGGTGGAAAGATGACAAAGTATAAATCTAAAGGTGGTGCTGTAAAGCGTCGTGGTGGTGGTACGGTTCGTCGTAAGTCTGGTGGTAGGGCTAAGTAATGGCTAAACTTTGTCCTAAAGGTAAAGCTGCTGCAAAGCGTAAGTTTGATGTATATCCATCAGCTTATGCTAATATGTATGCATCTGCCGTATGTTCTGGTAAAATAAAACCAGGGGGCAAAAAGAAAAAGGTCAAAGCTAAAAAAGGAACTACTGGTGGTTTAAGAAAGTGGGTTGGTGAGAAATGGGTGGACATAGGTGCGCCCAAAAAAGATGGTAAGTTTCAACCCTGTGGGCGTAAGTCTGCTAAAGGAAGTAAAAGAAAATATCCTAAGTGTGTACCTCTTGCTAAAGCAAAACGTATGACAACAGGTCAAAAAGCTTCAGCAGTTAAACGTAAACGATCAAAAGCTCAAGGTGTAGGAGGTAAACCTACAATGGTAAAAACATTTGCTAAATATGGTGGACAAGCCTTGGTAGCTTCTTGTTATGACTAAACGTAAAGACCCTAAAGTAGGAACTGGTAAAAAACCTAAAGGTTCTGGTCGTAGATTATATACAGACGAAAATCCAAAAGATACTGTTAGTATTAAGTATGCTACTGTTAAAGATGCTAAAGAAACAATAGCAAAAGTAAAAAGAATAAATAAACCTTATGCTAGAAAAATACAAATACTTACAGTTCTAGAACAACGTGCTAAGTTTGCTAAAAAACCAGAACAATCTAGATTAGCTAAAGCTGCTAAACAACAACTTAGAAAGAAGTATAGAACATAATGGCTACTAGCGGTACATTTAATTTTAACCTTGATATAGACGAGGTTATTCAAGAAGCAACAGAAATGATTGGAGGTGAGAATACTCTTGGTCATGAACCTGCATCTGCTCGTCGTTCTATAAACTTAATGTTAACTGACTGGCAAAACAGAGGTGTACTGCTATGGTCTACGGAAGTAACAGCAGTTACTGTTGCAGCTAGTGTAACATCATATGCATTGAGTAACTCTACTGTAGATGCTCTTGAAGTTGTAGTTAATAGAGATAATACTGATCTACAATTAACTCGTATTTCTTTTGAAGAGTATTTAATTATACCTAATAAAACACAAACAGGTAGAGCTACACAATATACAATTAAAAGAGATCGTGATAATCCTACTCTGAGTATTTGGCCTATTCCTGATAATAGCACAGATGTATTAAAGATAGAACGCATTAGCCAACTAGAGGATGTAAATAAATCTGCACTACAAAATGCAGATATGCCTAAAAGATTTCTTCCATGTCTAACTGGAGGTCTTGCATATTACATGTCATTAAAACGTCCTAATGTTCCTAATGAACGCATGGCAATGTTAAAAGCAAACTATGAAGAACTTCTTTTACGAGCAATGGAAGAAGATAAAGAACGTGCAAGTATTTTCTTTAAACCTAAAATTAGGACTGTCTAATGGCAACAGATCGTAAAGCATTAGCAATATGTGATGTATGTGGTTTTAGATATCCACATCGAGTAATGAAACTAAATAGTTTTGGTTTGCTTGTTTGCCCAGAAGATTATGAAGGTGCCTTTGATTTAAAAAATCATCCTCAAAATAAAACTCCTGATGTAAGGGATGATACTAAAATAGATAATCCTAGACCTGATTCAGGAGGTCGTAACCTAGTGTGGAACACAGCAAACTTGCTTTGGGAGGGAACTCCTAATAATATGAGTGATCAAGTAGTTTCACCAGTTTGGAACAGCGCATGAGTGATTTTGATTTAACAGGTAAAAGAATAGCAGATACTTACAAAGGTTTACTTAAACTAGCTGTAAGTGGTAACGGTGCTGTATCTACATCTTTAACTCAAGTTGAAGGTGGAGATGGAACTAATACTGCTTTATTTGTAGCTACTAGTGCTATAAAAGTTGGTGGCTCGTTTGCAGTATCTTCAAGTGTATCTGTAGGTGGTTCTTTAAAAGTTACTGGAGATGTATGTGCAAGCTCTTACTTTGGTAGTGGGCGTCATCTTACAAGCATTGTAGCAACTGGAGATACTTCAGTTAGTTCTTTAGTTGTAGCTAATAACGCAACTATCGGAGGTGCTTTATCTGTAGGGGGTGCGGTTAATCTTCTTAGTACAGCTACTGTTAGTGGAGCAGCAGGTTTCTTAGGCTCTGTAAGAGTTAGTGGTAATACTTCAGTTGGAGGTGCTTTAGCTGTAGCTGGTAATACATCTGTTGGTGGTACTCTTATTACAACTGGTGCAGCAACCTTTGATGATGATGTATCTGTATCAGGAAATGTAAATATAGGTGGTACAGTTACTATAGCAGGTGCAAACGTACAAGCAGCTAATGCTAAAGTATGTGCTAGTGCTTTTTATGGTGATGGTGCAAATCTAACAAATGTACCTGCTAATATTACAGGTAATATTTCAGTTAGCAATCTTCTTGTAGGAGGAACTGCAACAGTATCTGGTGATGCTACTTTTAAAACTAATGTATCTGTAAGTGGTAATTTAGTAGTAGGAGGTACTACAACAATAGTAGGAGCAGCATCTATAGGAGGTGCAGTATCTATCGGTGGGGCTGTTAATCTTTTAAGTACTGCTACCGTATCAGGAGCAGCAGGTTTTCTTGGTACTGTTCGAGTTAGTGGTAATACTACAGTTGGTGGCACATTAGATGTTGCAGGTAATACATCAGTAGGTGGTACATTTATGTCTACAGGTGCTGCTACCTTTGATGACGATGTATCTGTATCAGGTAATATTAATATTGGTGGAACAGCAACGGTAGCTGGTGCAGCATCTATAGGAGGTGCGGTATCTATAGGAGGTGCTGTAAATCTTTTAAGCACTGCTACAGTTAGTGGAGCAGCAGGGTTTTTAGGAACTGTAAGAGTTAGCGGAGCCACAAGTTTAGAAGATGCTGTTGTTATGGGTAGTACTGCAACTGTAAGCGGTGCAGCAGGATTCTTGGGAACAGTACGTGTAAGCGGTAATACAACTGTTGGAGGCACGTTTGATGTAGCTGGTAATACTTCTATAGGAGGTACATTTTTAGCTACAGGTGCTGCAACATTTGATGATGATGCTTCAGTATCAGGTAATTTGCATGTAGGAGGTACAGCCACTATTGGCGGTGCAACGCAAATTACAGGTAATGTAAGTCTTGGCGGTCAACTTTTTCTAGCTAAGTCAGGAGCAGCAGCTATATCAGCAACAGCTATTAATGGTATTGCTTCTGTATCATTAAACTTTTCTAATGCTCAAAATTTTCTTACCACTGTTACAGCAGCACATACATTAGCTAGGCCAACTAATGCTACTAAAGGACAAACAGGAAGCATATTCTTTGTTCAATCTGGAGGTAGCGGAACTCTAGCTTATAATACTTGTTGGAAATTTATTGGTGCTAGTGTACCTACTTTTGCTACAAGTAATGGAGCAGTATCTAGATTAGATTATATTGTTGTATCAATATCTAGTGATAATACTGGTGAGAATATACATGCAATTTTAACAAATGAATATGGAAACAGCTAAACATGGTTTTTTCTAATACTTTACTTTTCGGAGCAGCAGCAGCTTCAGCCGATTCAGGATTTGATTCAACTCTAATTCCTAATTCAGTATGGCTGGATGGTTCTTCAGATGGTCTTACAAAACCCGCTAACGAATTTGATGACGAAGACGGTAAGGAATTTACACTAGGTACTTGGTTTCAACTTACTGAATTTGGTGTTACTGGTGCTTTGTTCTGCGCTGGAAACGGTAGTGGCACATATACTTCATTGCGGCATGATGATGACAATAAAATTTATTTTCAGACTGAAGCTGGTTCAGCAATTTTAAGCACCACTCCTCTTTACAGA